TTTATAAGATGCGTGAGCAGCTTTACCAATACCCACTCTATTTGATGTATTGATTCTAACTGTACTAGTACCACCAACACCTAAATTTAAATACTGTCCCGTAGCTTGAACACCACCGGATGTGAATGTTAAGTTACCAGTCATAGTATCGCCTGAAGCGTTTACAAAATCACCAGTTAAATTATCTTGTCTGGTTCTGATATTAATGATAGCATCAGTAATATTACCTTGGGTCCAACCATTACCCGCCATCATCCCTTCATAATTACTCCAAGCACCAACATCACCTTGTAAAAGGTCGACGTTATTCTCTTCAGTATCTAATCTTGATTCATGGTTATTTAATGCCCAGATTAATGATTTATTATCCGTACCATCCCATTTGGAATTAGTTAATACAAAATCCTCAATGCCATTAATAGCAGATACTAAATTAGTATGTGTTCCATATAATGCTGTTTGTACAGCAGATGCACTTGTACTACCATTGCTTTGTGTACCACCAATTAAATTACTAAGAGTATTTAATCTAGCATAGTCATTATTTAATGCACCGGATACAGATGTCTGAGTTCCATCATAGATGTCACCAAATACTGTTGTTAAACCAATACCAGAAGCTGTAGCAATCTGTTGAATGTAATCAGTATTAGCATTAATAGCTGATACTAAATTATCAACCTGGCCGCTTCCAGGCACTAGGATATCATTAAGTAGTAATGGATCTAGGTTAGCCATAGTACCACGATCATGCTCATTGACATCTAATCTAGCATCATGTGAATTTAATGTACCAACTAATGTTGGTAAAGTACTATAATGAGTTAAGGTAAATATATTACCTATTTCAGCCTGCCTAGTATCTGCATCGGCTTTAAGTCTATTAGCAGCATCTGTTAAGTTACCATAACTAGTAGTGGTACCATCTAATGTTCCATCGGTGGTACTATAATTAGGAGCACTAAACAATGTAGAGATATCACCGACCCAACCTGCGTTGTTTGTGGTTTCATATCTTAGATTGTTAAGAGTAACAATTACAGTGTCTTCACCCGATTTGTTATTAGAGTTAATTAAAGTCAAGTCACCTAGTACGGTTCCGAGCTCGTTATTTTTTACTCTCCACGCTTCGAAGGTATCTGTTTGTATAATGTTAACTATATTTGGCATATTACTTCTTCTTCTTCTTTAATAGTTTTTTTAACATATCTTTAATCTCTGACATGTCGTTTTCTAAGTTAGTTAAACGGTTCTGATCCTCTTTATACTTTAAAGAGGCTTCTCTTGCAATCTTAGCATTACTTCTATCTTTATTTATAATAGCACCCGATGAAGGGTCCCTAAATAAGTTTGCTTTACCGGCTACTGGAATCATGATAGTAACGCGATAGCTCTTAAACTCTTACACGATGGAATCTTCGAGGTATTTTGACTCGTAAACACTATCTTAATGTTAAATAGCGTAAATGCGTTAGCACTAATCGAATACTCCATTTCTCTATAGTCATTTGGATCATCTGAATATGGAACACTACCCACGGTAGATGTTATTTCAGTCCACGGTAAGTTATCAAATCCAGTTGCTTCTGAACTAGTCTTGTAATATACTTTAACATTAGTAAACGATGGTCTGTTAACATCTAAGAAAATCTTTAACTCATCTGAACTCTCATCTAACTGAACTGTCTTAGTTAGATACTTCGCTAATGATGAACCTCTTGAAGCATCTGTCTCATCGAAGAAGTTAGCAACTATATCGTAAGGTGTAGTTGTACCAGGGTTATTAATTCTATTAAATACTGTAATTGCAGAACAACGTTGTAAATCAATTACAGGAGATACATTATCCTGAGTTGATGTTATAACACCCTTAAACTTCAATGATGGAGTAGTTCCGGCCAATACAGCTCTAGGCGATTGTGGAGTATAATTTGAATTAATAATCATTGGAAGATATGATGGAGACTCGAGATATGTATTATCACTAACCAATGTAGTATCCTTAACGCCCCAAACCATTCCAGTATTTGGAAGAGTTACTTCTTGGATAAATGGATACATTGTATTCCATGCTAAGTTTTCTGTAGCTACTGTAGCGTCATCTCCATCAATACCCGTGCCTGTAGCATTACTTGCAGTAGTAATAGTATAACGATCTCTCTCAACTGCAGAAACTACATGTGATATTTTAATCTCACTTTCAGGAATACCATTGATATCACTAGTACCTTCATATGTAATTGCAACAGATTCACCGTTAGTCATACCATGATTCTTATGACTTACAATTACTTTATTAGTATTGATTACAGTCTGCATAGGATCAACTTCTAATGATCTAGATTGTACCTGAGCATTCTCTAATTTAATCTCAGCAGATGAACTGAATACAGCACGATTCATTACAAACATAATATCTTTGTTTTGATCTGGAGTCCATGTAGAAGCGTTCTGTGATTTAAACATAACACCGTTATATGGTTGCTTAGTAATTCTATTACCATCTGAATCTTCTACACCGATCTCTGCAAATCTAACTCTATATTCATTTGAGTTAGCCATGATAACAAAACAATACTCAATGTTATCTTGAAGATATACAGGAGAGTCGAATGTAAATGTAGTTGATGGTTTAATATTAACAACATCTGGTATATTAACATCTGCAGGGTTTATAGTCTTATCAGAGAATGGTACTATACGCTGGGTAGGTATACCCTGGTCCATTTCTCTAATTTGAATCTGTACTGGGATAGTAGAGTCTTTAGTTTCAAAGAATAACTCTAATGAAGTAATGAAAGCACCACCATTTAAATCAATCATAATCGATTGAGCCAAAGGATCTACCCATCGTACAACGGTAGAAGTAGAAGAAGTGGTTCTTGTTTGATCCACACTCTGTCTTTGAATTGTAGGAACTCTAGTTGAAATTGAAACATTCTCTTTTGTTTCAATTAAACCCTTCGCTGAATAATTCGATGATGAGAACGTACCATTATCAGTTATAACATTAGTAGCTGAAGATGTTAATAAGAAAGTCTTGTCACCAGTCTTAAATGACAATACATCATTATTAGGAATAAAGAATGAACCTTTGATATAGCCGTTACTATCACTAGTTAATGTAGTTACTCCTAATGGATTTTCAACTCGACTGTTAATACCAGTAGTAATGGAATTTTGTGCAATTACCGCAATTTGCGCGGGGAGGTTATCTAAGTCAACATCGTTTACGTAATCAGATACATCTACTCCGTCAAAGAAAGCATATACTTGAGTATTAGGTCTTAAACGAGTAGCTTCAAATGATACTAATCTTGATCTCATAAACGGTGCAAAGTTTACTGCTACAACTCTATCACCGATATTAGTAGAAACCGTATCTGTACCAATTGAAGTCACAGTACCAGTTTGAGATTGTTGTGAAGTAGTTGTAGTTGTAAATCTATTACCAGATTGAACTGTAGTTGATCCGGTCCAGTTAGTCTGCCATGAATTCCATACAGTACCCGTTGCAACAGACTCATTTAAAATTAAACTCATTGCATCAAATACACCATCGTTATTAATAATAACTGCAGGTCTACGATCAATATCTTTCCACTCATCAGTTTCAGGATTTAGTTTTAATGAACCAGCCCAGTTAAATACGTCATATGGGTTAACATTAATTGAACCCGAATACTGACCCTGTTGGATAACAGGTGTTGTAGTATATGGCAATGTTAACATGTCACCAGTAAGTCTAGCACTTGATGTAGTATCAAGTACCATCGAAACGTTATTCTCTGAGAACAGAGGTCTTAACAATCCTTTATCTCTATCGATACCCGCTCTATATTCTAGATTCGCTGCATTAGCTACGTTTGTAGATTGGAATGAGTCTACAAGGAATCCAGTCTTAAACTTACTAATATTACCAGCACCAAGTATTTGTTTATCACTTGCTTCTTTTTCTAACAATGATAATACTGTGTAGTACTCTAATGTATTAATTCTCTTTTCAAGCTTACCAATATCTCTCATTGTATAACGTCTGTTATCAATGAATTGAATCTTAACTTCGTTAGGGGTAAGTGTGTATGCAGGAACGAATAAATGATATAGTATCATTGCATCTTTAGGAGTTCCAGGCTCTGAAGGCTCTAAATCACTTACACCTTTAAGTACGCCAAACTCACCATCTTTATCAATGTATACTTTATCAATACGATTTAAGTAATATTGGATATCCGTAGTGAACTGTGTATTAGGTCTAGGACAAACAGTAGTTGAAGCACCAGTGCCCGTGAAGTTACTACCACCGTTATTCATTCTAGGTCTGAAGTCTACTGCAGATCTTAATTCATGAATATCTAAATGAGATGGAATATCTTCATAATCAACTTGTCCTGTATATGAGTCAACGGTAAAGAAGTCGCCCGTACCATGATCAAAGTAATTATACTTAACAGTTAAATCACCAGTTACGGTAAAGTTAGTATCAACTTTTAATTTAATGCCTGATACAGAATAGTGTGTAGCACGTTGGCCATCATCAAAGTCGAAGTGTTTAGTTACATCCTGACTGTTCTCTATAATAGATACAATAGCCTGTACATCACAATGATCTAAATGTTGATTTATTGAATAGTCTAATCCAGCACTTAATACTATAGTAGTGTTTGGTACTAATGTTTTAGTCTTATGCTTTAATGTTCTAGTAACAGGAGCGACTAACGAAACAAATTTAGTTTCTACAGATTGAGGTAACCCTGTAAATGTAACCTGAGGAGGATTGTTTGAATTGTCAATAGATACCTGACTAGTAGATACTGTAAGAATAGCCGAGCTATTATTATCCATCAATATCCAGTTAGTAGTTTCAAATTCATCAAATGTTTCATCAGCGATGTTACATGTGAATTGTACTTGATTCTGTGCTACCTGTACTGGAGAGAACTCTCTGTTACACTCATATCTGTAATTAAAGTCTGTAGGCTGAAGTGGATCTACTTCAGCATTACATGTTTTAATTCTTGAATTAGGTAAACTAAATACCAAGGAATCTTGTGCTAGGTTATATTGACCCGTAATGATGTTACAATTGAATGCTGTATTGGATGTAATATTAGTAGCGTTTGTAATAGTACCTGTTAAATCAAATACATGTAATCTATATGAATTACTTCCTAATGATTGAACTGATCTTACTCGAGTAGTACCAACTACAACATTACTAGCATCTCTTAAATCTACAACATCGAATGTTGTAATGTCAGGTAAACCAATCATTGTATCAACATCAATATAGTTGTTAATGTGAAGCGATATAACTTTATCAGTTGCTAAATCAGCATCACGAGCTTTATCAATTGCAACGTCTGTAGTAGATAAGGTTTGAATTTCATAACCACGAACATAAGCTTTAGAAGGTTCAATACCAATAGTTAATTTAGTATCATCTCCGCCTACATGAGCTTTAATAGATGCTGGGAATGGGTTAACAGTATAGTTGCCAGATTCATCGAATGTTCTTCTTGCAAGTGTATCACCGAGAATAGATAAATCAGATGCTCTTGCATGCTTAACAACTCTACCACCGTCTAATCGTGCAAGTAATACAAAGTTACCTACAACTGAATCAATATCTCTTTTAACTAATTCGGTTGTGATTGCATGTCTATGAGCACCTGGTGCAGATTCATTAGGAGAACCTAATGCATTATCATTTAATGAAATATCAGAACCCGCAGATATAATATTTTCTTGGATTCTTAAACCAACATCATATGTTACATCAGAAGTATATTTAGCTAATACAATTGTAGCAGGTTTAACAATTATAAAGTGTTTCTTAATGTAGTATATGCCTTCATCAATAGATACTAATGAACCATGTCCAGAGGAATCTACCGTGGCAGAAACTAATGCTCCATCTGAAATAGCAGAGGCATCAGCAAAGGTAGCTGTACCAGAAATATAATTAACAAATAGGGTTACTGGATCGTTAGCGTCTGCAGGTTCAGCATGAATAACTTTAACTGTCGAAGAACCATCTGTTAATTCCGTTCCGATATAATCAGAGATGTTAGTAATAGGATTACTAATCTTTAAGTAGTCAATCTTATTATGAACGAATACATGTCCTGGTACAACAATAGATCCTTCTTTAAACATGTGATCGCCAACCGACGATACCTGATTCTGAAGCATAGATTGGATTTGCGTTAGCTCTCTCGCTTGTATCGCATGTCCAGGTCTAAATAATATCTTGTTGAATTTTTCTTTAGGAGTTAATCCATCTACCGTAGTAGCTACATTAAAGTCATCCCAATATGGTTCAATATTAAACTTAATTGCCATTTCTTATTTCCTAATTTAGAATGCTATTACTAATCTGATTGTTTCAATTTGGTCTGCACCTCTACTTACTGGTGTTCTGTTCTCAAGGAATATAATATCTCCTGAGTAATGATTAATCTCTGCTCCAGTAACCGCTGTAATATCTTGGCCACCCGTTGTTGCTGAACATAATCTAACTAAATCTGTATCTGAATTAAACGATTCAAATCCAGTGGTCTCATTTTGAACAAAATAGATCACACCATTGGTTGCATCATATTCTACTACAATACCTTTAGCACCAGTTGTAGTACCAATGATACATTCATCTGCAGCATACGAACCACCCAATGCAACTGTTAATGATTTAGTTACAGTATAAGCATTAGTAGCGGCTACTGTACTTGTAGAAGCATCAACTGGATTCTTAACTAATGAAATTTGTCTAAAGTCATTAGCACTTGGAATGTCACCATTCTCAGTACCGTTAAATACTTTGTTGATAGCAATGTAGTGAGTTCTTAAATCTTTTCTTGGATCTGATCCAAATCCGCCCTTAGGTCCAATGATAGGTCTAACCGTAGCACCAGAACCAGAACCACCTGTGATTTCAATAACGGCTTTAGTGTATCCTGAACCTGCATTAGTAACCGTAACAGATGTTAAAGTACCTGTCGTTGTATCAACTACAGCAGTAGCCGTAGCACCAGTTCCATCACCTTTAATCGTTAATACAGGTGCACTAGCATAACCAGAGCCTACAGCTGAAACTTTAAAGTTATAAATCGCTCCATTAACCGCATTATCTTGTACCGACCATTGGTTAATTAATGCTGTGTCTGCTCCAGGATCTGGCTGAGCAGTTAAGTATTGGACTGGGATAAATGATTGTGTTAAAAACTTAGATGCAGTATCAACAGGAACTGTATACAAGTATTTCCAAATGTATCCATCCGTAGATGAGTTATCAATAATGCCTGAAGTCTGTACACCTGTTAAATCAGGATTAGTAGTACTTACGCCAGATGATTTTAAACAAATGAATACATTGTTGTTATCAGTAATAACATAGTATTGCTTGCCTTCAATGTTAGTATCTCTATCATCATACTCTGCATATACTGTACCAGAGATCCATAAATTTCGAGGAGCTGCATATATGATATCACTGGTATCTACCTTCTTCATGGCATACATACCTTCCCATGCAGTGTTAGTAGTATAATCGTTTTCTACAGGAGCTGTAGGATTGTTCTCATCCACTAGACCGTTTGAATCCAACCATGGATCAGGGCGACCTAATCCAACGTAATATGTATCGTTTGATAAACTGTCAACAAACCTTTCCGTTGTATCTAGTCTGAATTTGCTTGTTATAATTGCTGACATTTAATCTGCTCCTATGGTGTTGTTGATTCTACAATTTGGCAACCGAGTTGTGTCGTGCCTATACGTTTATTTATAACGTCTTCAAAAGTTATATTACCATAATCTTTCATAGACCTAAAGTTAATGAACTTAGTATTATCGAAATGATCTACGAATCCAATGCGAGTTATCACATCATCATCATAATGGTATTCCTTCTCTATATATGTGCCTGGCTCACTAACAAAGAAGTTATTGTATACAGTATCGATGTAAATGTTACGTGGTAATCCATCTTTCTGATATCCTGGTTGTTCCCAAGTGTTCTTGGATGCAAGCATGTTGATGAAGATAAGAATCTCACCAAAGAATATAAATCCAGCTGGATGAATTAATCGAGTAAATGCATTTTTCCAGTCATCAATACTCTTACCAGTTCTTAGAACATAAGAAAACTTCTGATAGAAATAAGAGTCTTGTAAATACTTCTTGTCTGATGTAAATCCATCCGTAGTAGTAAATAAACCTTTCTTATAAACCTTTACAGTATCCCCTATAGCTAAGGCAGTAGTAAATTTAATATAACTTACCCACTTATCACTAGCTTCATAGTACCCACTATTCCAATTTGTCACTAATACATCATTAACATATACCAGATCACTATCGGTCTTAAGAACGAATCCTCGATCATCAACTCCAGTAATAGTATCAATAGCACTTGTTAATGTAAATGTATATGCTGCAGTGTGTGCCGATGTATTCGCTATAATATCAGCAGATACATCAAACCATTTACCATCACTTGGTATAAGCATATCTTCTTTAGGGAAGTATATCTCTACCTCATCACCGTAAATTAATTTAAAGAATGCTTGAATAGATTCTGGAGTACCACGAGATTTATAAAATTCAACAAGATGTCTATAGAAGATTCTAGGATCTGCCGAAAACGTTCTTGGAATAGGAACACCGATTTCATTTTGGAGTTCTGTTAATAACTCCTCTTCAATCATATCAATGTCACGTTGATGATCTAATTGATTTAAATAGAATCCTGATTTATTTTCACGCTCAAGGTATAAACAATATACCTTAATGAACTCTACTAATTCTGGATAATTAGTATTTACAAATTCAGGGACGAGGTCGTCAACGAACGAGGATATATTGAAAAAATTCTCAGCCATCTTAGTTACTTACCGTAGTGTAATCAATACCTGCTGTAGTACCACCAATAACCATAGTATCAATCTCACCTACAATTATTGCGGTGTTATATGATATAACTAGTAATTCATTTCTCATTGGAGAGATGTCAGATGATGCCGGTTTAGTAATAATGTCTAATGTATCGGTTAACCCAACAACGGTGTCTAAGTTAAAACCCTCTAAGGTAACCTTTCCGGTTAATACATCAACAAAGCCTACATCAAAGTTTAAAACTTTATCTTGATTATTTACAATTTGTATAATGTTCTTAGCTTCTTCTTCATTAAAGTAATCTTTCAATTTACATATTTCACCGTTAAAGGTAAATTCCGTAGAAGACACATAGTTAATAGATGCGTGCAATTGAGCCAACGACTGGTTGAAATCGAATTCATAGAATCTCTCTTCACCAATAACTGGAGTGAATGTCTTATGCATTCCTACACGTGTAATGTTTGATACGACAGCAATATTAGTATTGTCGATATCTTGTAATAAGTTTGAGTTTCTAAACACACCACCAAATGATTTAAGGTTATCGTCGTTATACGTAAGGAGTGATGATCTTATCTGTTCTGATAAAGCAGCTGCAGTAGCATTACTTACGTTAGGGTTATATTTAAAATACACTTGTAAGTCTATAAACGTATAGTCTGGGTCAACTATTATAGGTGTAATTGATACAACGTTCTTTGGTTTAAGATGTACACCAATAATGGTTTCTTTCTCTTCAGCTGTTAATACTAAACCATCTAAAGGTTTAATAGAAATATATACCTTTCCATAGTCTGGTGGAATATTATCTTCTCCACCCCATACAGTTAATGTATCAATATTACCATATGTATTTTGAATGATACCCTTATAGTCATCTGGAGTAACAGCTCTGTTCTGTGCCACGAATCCTAAAGGAGCATTGAACTTAATTGAGTCAGTACTTTCTGCTGCGGCACCACCAACAGCTGGAGCCGTAGTTGTAACTATAACATCTGTATTACCGTTAATCGAATCACTTAAAGAGAATTGAGAAGCACCATTAATATCTGTAGGGCCTACAGTTAAGTAATTAACCTTAATAATATTACCTGGTGTTAATCGTTTACCAACAACACCATCACCAAACTTAATCTCATAGAATCCTGTTCTAGATTCTTCTAAGAAATAAGCAGTTGATTGTGAGTCAATATTAATAATGTTTGGAATATTAGCGAATGTATCATACTTTGTAGAAGTAGAACTTTCATATACTTCAACGATTAATGTATCGGTGTTTACAAAACTATCTTGTAATAAGTAATGCTCAAACCCAGTCTCATCATATATGTATGATCTATCATTTAACTGACCTTGCATTAACTTAACATCTTCGAATATATATTTTCCATCAGTATTAATAATAGCCGTGTATGTAGATGATGCTATTAAGTTATGAGTAATAGAGTTAATCGTAGTAGTAAATACTGTACCTCTATTTAAAGTTAATGGTAAATTATTACCAGCATCATCCGTAACGTTGATAGGAGCTATCATTTCAATGTTAACCATCGCAGTAGATGGCTTAGTAGATCTAGGTGTATATCCTAATAACTTAGCGTGACTCACAACACTCTCTCTTAATTGAGCCGTGTCTAAGAACGTTTCGTTTAAAGCAAAGTTTGCATTGACTGAATTGATATGAGTGATATATGCTAATACATCAATCACAGTATTCATTGCAGAACCTTCAAAGTTATAGTCTTGGAAAGCACCTGGCTGTTCCTGCATATATGAAATCAGATTAGCTTTAAGTGTATTAAAGTCTAATTCACTCGCATTAATTCTTCTATTACTCATCTTAGTCTCTCTAGTGTTGTCTCTACGTTTGCAACTTCTGACGTAGATACAATTTGAATTGTTACCGTTATTTGTACATCATTCTTATCGGGGAATGTTTTTACATTTACATTTAATACTTCTACGCGTGGCTCATCATTCTTTAATGCATTCTCTATTTGAGATGCAATAGCTGCAGCGGTTATGTTCGTTATATTCTCAAACATAAATGATCTAAGATCAGCACCAAAGAAAGGATTGAAAGGTCTCTCTCCATGGTTAGTTCTTAAGACATTAAATACACTTTGCTTTACAGCATTGATTCCATTCTTGGTAGAAATATCACCAGTATTAGGATTCAACTTATATACAAAGTCTAAGTCGGAGTATTGTTTTTCGTAAGCTATTAGTGGCATGTATCTATTTATTCATTTAAGTAAATATTTTCACCTTTTAATTGAATGTTCTTTTTAGAGGTGATTGTTATATCATCATCTGCATCCAAATTAAGAGTCTTAAAGGCTTTAAGGTTAATATCATCTTGAGCTGTAATATGAACAGATTGTAATGTATCTATTCTAATATCAGCTCCTGCATCTATATCGATTATACCATCAATGTTAATAGTAGCATTCTGTTCTCCCTTAACAATAATATTACCACCTACATGAGCATCTAGATGACCTGCACATGATACAATTACATTATCACTGGTTAGTATATTCACACTTCCAATAACTTCTATGGTATCATCACCAACTACTAATTGGTAATTAGGACCATTAATTCTTTCTACTTTAGATCCATCAGCACTCAATTCATAAAAAGTACCTGACCGATGTTTTTGGTATATTCGTTCTGCCCCAGGGGTATCATCATATTCTTTAATATGTCCTGACTGTGTTTCATATACATGGTTAAATGGATATTCTGGATTAAAGCTAGATTCAGGTTGATGCATTCCTATTGCATTATCATCTAAATCCCCAGCTATACCACCTCTTGCTCTTATATTATTATCTGGCTCAGTAAGCTTTCTTGGGAATAATCCCTTTGGATCACAGAATCCTTTACTAGCTTCTTTAAACGTAGCTCCACTCACCGTAGGCAAGGAACCAATAACCATAAAGTCTTGGCAGTCTAAATCAGCCCGTATACAAACTACCCATGCACCCTGTAACATAAAAGTTGAATGACCTATACCAGAAGTACCTGGAGTGGTTGTTCCAGCCATTACCAAAGACCATGGAAGGTCCTCAGTCGAGACTAATGATTTATCTTCAGGATGAACATTTACAACCCTAACTTTAATTCTTCCAAGCTGGATTGGATCTTCAACATCTTCTACAATACCGTAATAAAATTCCATAATTAACTTCTCGCCATTTCAATAATTTGTGTATAGTCACCATCAGCAACCCTGTGTGTAATCTTAGCTATGATATAATTACCTGAGTATTTTGCATTAGCACCTTGATTCAATTTATTTTTATATAGATCTAAATTTATTTTATCACCTGCACCAATCCCTGGTATAGCATTACAATGATATGCTGTCACCCTAGTACCGAACAATGTACTTAATATAGTTTGCATCGTACATATATTATAATAATCATTACTATTTAATAAAGGTTTTACGTCATTCGTATACATATCCATTCGAATAGGATGTACAACACTAACGGCACCTGCATATAATCCATAAGGTGTTTTATTTAATTCAGAGTTAGATATATCTACATTATTAACACTCTTACCATATACACCCGTTCCTATCTTATAATCCATATTCTCTTGATCCGAGTGAATTATAATACTTTCCGGTTGTCCTACGTTTGCATATGGTTTACTAATATTCTCATTATTAAGAATTGATGGTTGTATTGTCCATACAGCCTCAGACTCTTCAATACGTTTTAACGAATTTAATATAGATTGTTTATTGTCTATAAGACGTTGGAATAAAAAGAATGGGCTGATATCTCTATCATAAGCCTGACTCTTAATTTGCTGGATGGCCTTCTTAGGGCTTATATTAGGGGCTATATAATGACCTTGAGTAATTGAGTCTACCATTACATTTAATGTACCAACTCCAAATACCTCTTCATGAATTTTTTTTATAATCTCAGTACTCTTACCTCTAAATGCTTTGGCTATGAGACCCATAGAGTTTGCCATATCATTAATAGATTTTAAATTAACTGTATAAGTCTTCTTAGTTAATGAGTCTGTCATATTAACTGAACTAACTCCATTAATATAAAATTCTTGGCTTATACTAGTCCCTATGTACTCAAATTCTACCACAATTTTACTTTGTGCTGTTATACCATTTTCTAATAAACCAACTCCGTCGATTATTTCTATATTACCTTGTAAATCACCGAATAAACTTTCTACAATATTAATGCTTATTATTTGATCTGTTATATTAATTGCACCCTTACCTATAGTAACGTATACATTAAAACTTGATACCTTCATTATTGAAGCTCTTTATTAAATTCAGCGACAAACTCGCTAATGTGTTCCGGCTTAATAGATTTTACATATCTATTTCTATCATTCATTAATCCCTCATGTTCTAAATTAGTGACCTTGTGAGTACCAGCTAACCTAGGATTAGTGATGTTACCAGTAGAGTCATCTATGTGATATGCAGGGGCGTATGCTCTAGATACAACCTCTGTTGCTGTAATTGTATCTTGGCTCTCCAATCCATATATATCTTCACCTGCACCTCTAAACGTTCCTGATATCAGCTTTAACACAATATATTTATCATTGGTATGTATGGCTATAACTTGTCCGATGGCTCCTGACAATATACCTTGTACATATTCTCCCATAATAAATTTACCTAAGAGATCATCTGTTGTATTACAGGCTAATGCAGCAAAGTCAGCATACTTGTATATACTATATTCTAATAATTGAGCAGTAGCCTTAGGCCAATCATTCCAAACGTTTTTAATGTTCTTGTTAATTAATATAAACGTCCAATAATATTCAGGAGTACCATAAAGTCTTTGACTTAATTGATCTGGTCTTTCACCGTCCATGACTTGAACATAACCATAAAATATTTGATTATCTAATAGTTTTTGTGACGCTGCAACTAAACTTGTTAAGTCGGTTATATTATCATATACTCCATCACCATTAAGATCATATGGAATTGTTTTAAAGTTTGAAAAATAACTCATATTATAACCCTCTCTCTTCTACATCATCACGATAAATTGGCATAATTTCCTGTAAGGTAATATTTAAATCAATTTCAACTGGATGATTATTCTGTTTAAAGAATGAAGCTGCATTAGGGTTATATGTCACACCCACATTGGATAATACTAATGGAGGCATTGCAGGGAAGCCAGCTGCACCGTGAAATGATACTACAACGTGATCTGGAACAGTTAATGTAACCGCACTCTTTCTATTGGCATGTGCTGCACCTCTAAATATTTTAATAATATCAGCACAGTCCATAGACTCTTGTTCGTTGTCTGGTAAGAATTTCCAGTTAAAAGAAAATGATCTTAATACTGTATTCTTATACTGCATATACTCATTAGGGTTAAAAGACTTACCCATCAATCTTAACGCTTCATCACCGACGGCTCCACCAAGACCATAACCAGCAAGACCCGTTGCCATAGCTAAATATTTACCTATTACAGGTACATTTTTACCTATATGACCGATGCCGGCGAAGAATCCTCCGAGAATAGCTTCACCTCCCTCCGCTCCTGCCACATTAAGATCTTCTTGGGTCAGACCAGCTACTACGTCTAATTTACCAGGTTTTTGATTCGCTTCTGCAAGTATCGACGCAGTCTTTCTAGACTCTTGATCATAGTTCATTGCATCATTAATAGAAATACTAGGAGTCATATATAATGCAACAGTTTTATTAATAGACCGTTTACCAACCTTAGCTTCTAGTAATTCCTTAGTTTTTTGCAAATTATTGCGGCCTTCGAGGTAACCTTTTGAACGAATTACATACTGTTCCTGAGTCTCCCCTTGCAATTTTGGTGCACCAGTACCCTGGTACTTTTTCTCCATTATACTAATACCCTCATCAAAAGCCGCTAATTGATCTACTGGTGGTTCGAACACTCTCATGAACTCAAACATAATAAAAGGCTCCGAAGCTTCCTCTTGCTCAAATACACCGTCAGCTCTAGCTACAGATCGCTCACCCAAATTATACATTTTATTAGAGTCATAGTTTAAAGCATCATTATAATTATTACCTAGGGACTGTGGATAAGATAGGAAATTTCCCTGACC